GGTCTATTCTTGATAATGAATTAGCTCAAGCTAATAATGTTATTGTAGATGAGTTTGGAATAGTTAAGTCTTGTGGAAAAACTGCTGCTAATACTGGTGGCGGTAAGGACTATCGAGCTCCAGCTGTGACTGCAGTCCAAGCTGGATATGGATTGTTTCAAACTAAATTTGATCGGAATAAAAGCAATAGTGATACCTCAGTAATATCTACTTTTTATGCTAATGCTGATGATGGGTCAAAAGTAACTGTAGAAAGATCAGATGGTCAAGGGAATGATTTTACAGATGACACTATAGACCTTGGAGCTGTTACTAGTAATGAGCAAGGTAAAGTTATAATGCATATTGCAGATGGAATAATTAGAGCTTGCGATACAAATATTAATAATACATCTACTAGCGTTAAAAAATATGGATATTATCAAATTACAGCTAGGTTTAAAGATTCTAGTGGAAATGGTCAAAGCCCTGGTGGTTATGATGGTTCTGCCTTTACTGGTTTTCAAGATTTAGATACTAAACTAAGTTCTCCTACAAGAGGCGTTTGCGGTAAAGCTATGATAGGAGTAGTAAATAGTGGTGGAGATACAAACTTTGCATCTACTACTTCTGGTGCTTTTCCAGATAGCACAACTTCTGAGTTTAGTAGTGGTGTTTATGTAGCTGTAAACGAAGACACAGCAGATAATGTTGATTCTTCAGATGCATCTACTGATGTAATATCAAGTAGGACGAATACAACAACTTTAGCTACTGCTGGTAGTGGTGCTAGTTTTAGTAGTACTGAGGTTTATGCAATATATCCTCCTGGTGGGACTGGTTTTAATTTACATTTTAGCACCACATCAAGCGATGGAAGCTGGGAAGCAGGTGATTATGAGTTTGCAACTACTTTTATTTATGATGGCAATCAAGAGTCTTTACCATTTCAATTAGGGGGAGAACTTACTGTAGCTGCTAACGACAGCATTACATGCACAGTTCTTGGAACTCAAAATTTAAGTAGTGGAATATATAGTGGTAATATAAAAGGTGGAAGAATATATTTTAGAGATAAAGATAGTGATGGAGCTTTTATATTATTTGGTGAGATAAGTTTAATAGAAGGAGCAAAGCCAACAATAGATGGAGAGTTTACTTTTTGGGAACTTGAATATACATCAGCTCCTTTTATAAAATCTAGTTTTGTTAGTACATTTATAAATGTAGATACCTATGAGTCTTTAAATGGGTACAGCCAAGACTCTCCTTTTATAAGTATAGGCAATGCTGGTGAAAAATATCAAACTAGCGTTGTTACAAATAGAAGAGCTTTTATTGCTAATGTAAAGTATACAAATGCAGAAGGAGTTTTGCAAAACAATGGAGATCAAATTAGGTATAGTGAAATAAATAGATTTGATACTTTCCCAGAGTTTAATTTTTTAGATATAGGTGTAAACGATGGAGAAGATTTTATTAAGCTAGAAGCTTTTGCAGATAGATTGCTTGCTTATAAACAAAAAACTTTATATGTAATAAACATTGGTGGTGGTTCTGATACACAATGGTTTTTAGAATCTACGCAAAACAATATGGGTGTAGACTTTCACGGAGCAGTAACTAAAACAGAATTAGGTGTTTGTTGGGTAAATAAAAATGGTTTATATATATACGATGGTTCAAAAATAACTAATTTGCAAACAAAAATAATTGAGTCAGATTGGACTGGTTTTGTAAACGATGATACTATGATTGGATATGAGCCAACACATAAGCACTTAGTTATAGTTAGAGACGCAGCAGCTTCTGGAGACACAAGTGGAGATGCTTATATATACAGTTTTATTACAAACTCTTTTGTTTTTGTAGAAGATTTGTTTGCTGATGCAGTAAAAACAAATATTATTACAGATTTATATAATAATATGTCAGCTGGGTCTGGAACAACTAGTATTGTTTCTTATGATGGAGAACCAGACTATCATACTACTTTTGATATTAAATTAAAAGATGATGATTTTGGATTGCCTAATACTGTTAAAAAAATATATGGAGTTACAATAGAATATTCATCTAACGCAAAAGCTAGTGATGATACCCAGGTAAACCATTCAAACGGTTTTAAATATTTTTATACTAATAGTAATGGAGATAAACAACCAGTTGCAAATGGTGGAGATATAGTTGGGACTACAGGAGATTTAGATGTGAACAGAATAAACTTTAGCCCTCCATTAACAGTTTCTTCTTTTCAAGTCCAAATAGATTTAGATGCTGCTGATGATGAGACAGCCAATATAAATAAAATAAATAATATTGGCGTAGAGTACAGACCATTGTATAAGAGAATAACATAATGGCTATTGATAGAGAAAAAAGATTTTTATATAACTCTAAAGGAGTTAAAACAAAACTACAAAAGGGCTATCCAGCTAGTAACTCTGGCAATGATGGCGAAGAAAGAGTAGTCAAGACACCAGATGGTAAACTTAGGCTATATAGAAAAGAACTTGGTGCTTGGCACTATTTAGAATTTACAAGGAGTTAGGATGACTTTAGCAGAAATAATGGCAGGAGCAAGAGCTGGTCAATCTATTGGTCAAGCTCAATCTTTTACTAATTTAACTGGTACAGCCGCAGATGAAAGAAGAGCTTTAGCTGATGCCAGAAGACAATTAGAAGAGCAACAAAAAGAAAGAGAAAGGCAAGCAGCTGGTCAAGAAAAAAAAAGAGGTAGAGGTAGACTGATTGGAAGTATTCTTGGTGGGTTAGCTGGTGTAGCGTTAGCTCCTCTTACTGGTGGTCTATCAATAAAAGGTGGTGCTGCTTTAGGTGCTGGGTTAGGAAGCTTTGCTGGTCAAAAAGCAGCTGGAGATTTGTCTTTAGATGATGTTAGTTCTGGGCTAGCTGGAGGCATGTTTTTTAGTCCAGCTAGAGAAGATATTTCTGGAGCAGAAAGAGAGGTCAATAGATTTTTAAGCGAAGCAGAAGATAATTTTAAACAAAAACAATTTACTAGTGCTATTGGAGATGCATTTACTGGTTATAATGTAGCAAGCCTAGCAGGAAATCCATTAGATAGATTTAAATCTGAGTTTTTTAAAAGCTCTGCAACTGGTACAAAACCATTGTTAGATATTAATTTAAAAGGTTTGTCTGAGGCTGGACAAAGACTTAGTATGTCTGGAGGATCTTCATTAGGAAGCTTAGGAGATCTGTCCTCTATTGGGAGATTTCGTGGAAAAGGTGGTGCTTTTGATGTTGCAAGAAATTTACTAGGAGATAATCAAACTTTTAGTTATGGTGGTAGACAGTTTACAACAAGTTTAATGGGAGGATAAAATAATATTATGAATTTTTCACAATTATTAGAACAAGCTGGTTTATCTCAACAAGCAAATTTATTTAATCAAGACCCAACCCAAATAGCACAATCTTTAGGTTTTACTGGAAACCAGGCTAAACAATTTGGACAATTTTTTACACCATTTAATCAAGAGCAAGTTTTAGGAGCTTCTGAAGAAATTGCAAGAAGACAAAAAGAAAGAACTGGGTTTTTGCAATCTGATTTTCAATCTGGATTTAAAGGGCTTGGGGTAAGCTTAGGTCAAGCTACAAAACAAATAGGTCAAGCAGCTGGACAAGCTGGGTTTGCAGGGTCTGGGGCAATTCAAAGGCAAATAGGCGAAAGCAGAAGAACGGCTAATGAAAGCTTAGCTGACATAATGCAAAGAAGACAACAAGGGTTAATAGGTATACAAGAACAAGCTGGACAAGAAAGAGCTGGTTTAACCTCATTAATGTCAAATTATTTAGAAAATGTATATGCTCAAGCAAGGAGAATACAGCAGCTAGACCCAACTGGAGGTCAAGCTACTAATCCAAATACATCTGGGTATATACCGACATATCAAACAACAGATGAGTTTGGTCAAGGCGGAACTCAATCTGGCAATACTTATACTGGAGCTTAATAGGAGTTAACATGGCAAACGGATTTACATTTGAATCACCTCTTAATAAATTATTGGGTGAAACAGTCCCAAATTTTTTAAATCAAGAGCTTAATAGGCAAGAAGCAATTAGACAATTTAATTTAGGGAGAGAAGATAGATTAGCTAAGGCAAGACAAGAGCAGTTAAATATAGAGCAAAATAGAAAAGATAAAGCAGCCAATGAATCTAAACAAGACACTAGAATTGATAAACAATTAAAATATCAAAGAGAAAGAGATCAAGTTTCAGATAGAAGATACGATGATAACCTTAAAAGACAGATAGGTATAGAAGAGCTTGCAGAGCAAAGATTACAAGACTCAAAATTAATTAACATTGTTAACAGTAAAGAAAGTTATGATGAAAAAATATCTTTAGCTAGTAAACTTTTAGAAGCTGGAAGAGTAAAAGAACAATCCTCCATTGAAGAATTAGAGTCAATAATTAATAGTTCAAAAATTTCTAAAAAATATAGACTTGATCAATTAGATATTTTACGTGATAGCGATGTTATAAATGAAAAAGGTTTTAACACTTTGGTAAATAGTGCTTTAAGAAATAATGAATCTGTTTATCAAAGAGATTATAAAAATATAACTGATTCTGCTATGGTAGATTTAAATCAAGAAGACAAAATAGATTTAATTAATCTTGAAGAAAATAATAAAAGAATAGCTAACGCGGAATCAGAATTAAATGAAGCTTTTAAATTAGATATAGCGTCTAACAATACAGAAGCTAGCGATAGAATAAAAGATATTTTAACCCAGTTAAATGTTCAAAAAACTGCTTTAATAGGTAAAATAAAAGATAGAAAATCACCATTTTCAGCTACTATGCAGTCAAAAATGGCTAGTAGGGTTAGAGAAAAAATTGCAAGTGGAGATGATTTTACAGAAAAAGAGCTATCGGAAATGACAATGGCTGAATTAGCAGAAATAGAAAGTCAAGTAAAATTACAAGCCAATGTATCTAGTTTTACTAGCGAAACACCAACTGATTTATCTCAAATTATGGCTCCTCAAGGGTTTCAAACTACAATAAAATTTACAACACCTTCTGTTCAAGGAGTTCCTAATGAGTTAGTTGGGAAACAAATAACTCCAACTATTTTAAAAAAGTTAATTAAAACTAAAGAAGATTTTACCCCAAATCCAAGATCAGCAATGGCAGGAATATTTTCTGAAACAGCTCCTAAGTTTGAATTTTTAGATGTACTTGCTAGGGAGTTAGGATTTGAATCTGCAGAAGCTTTAAACACAAGAGAAGGCTATAGAGCTTTACAACAATACTATAGCGAGTAATACATGTCTGATTATTTTCAAACAAATTTAAGTTTAGTTCAGTACGAATTAGATAAAAGAAGAAAAAAACAAAAGCCATTAATAGCTCAGCAAGAATATGTAAAAACTGAAAATTTTGAAGAAAGAATTTTTAATTGGCTTCCAGACTTTGTAAAAGAAGGGTATAATAACTCTATTACTGGAATGGCTAGAGAGCTGGCTATAGGAAAAAAACCATTTGACGTAGAAAAATATGAGCCTAAGATGCTTGAAGATATAGGCTCTTCTTTAGTTAGTTTTTTAATGCCTGCCGATTTAATTACTACAGTAGTTGGTGGTGGTGTAGGTGGTATAGCTGTAAAAGCTGCAGCTAAAAGAGCTGGAACTATGGCTACTAAACAACTACTTAGATCTGGTGTTAGTAAGAAAGCTACTAGAGCAATAGTAAATGGTGGAATAAATAGAGTGGTTACTGGAGCAACTGGGTTTGGGACTTACTCTGGTATAGCTAGTG